GCTCATCAATATTTAAACCAACTCTATATGATGGTGTATTTGAATATGGATCTAAAACAATTTTATCTGTAGATACATCTACAAAATTTCCTCTAATAAAATATGTTCCAGAAGATATACCAACTGCAGATCCAACTGCAGAAGCATTAGTATCGACTAATGTAAGAACTGTTTCACCTTCATTAATCGCAGTATTTCCGTAAATAAATGATTCTTGAACTATTAATTGCTCTCCATCATTTAAATTTGATATTTCATTACTATCACCTGACTCCAAATATTTAACATATATTGTTAAATCATCTATCTGTGTATTTGTACCAGCTAGTTCATAACTGTCAATTGTTAAAACAATACCAGAAGTTTGACCTTTTAATCTTAATCCTATTAATTGCTCTAAGTATAATGTTACTGGAATACCTAAATGACTATCTAATATTCTAATTGAATGATATTGTTGGTCAAAATTTATATTACCAGGTATCACCATAGACCCATCTTTAAAGATGTGACTACCAAATGACTCAATTTGATTTTGAAGGATTGATTGAGACTGTGTTAGTTCTCTTGCTTGAACAGGGAATCCTGGTTTAAATAGGACTTTGTAAAATTTATCTTCCTTATTAAAATCATCATAATAAGGACTTATATTTAAATTCGTTTTTTGTGGCATTTTTTAAAATTCCAAGATGATTTTAATGTCTTCTTTTTGTCTAGGATTCCTAGTAACTAGTGGTCGATTATCTAAGTAAATTATTTCACCCGACTTTTTATTTATCTCAGCAGATGCAAGACCATTTGTAAAGTTCACACCTAATGAAATAACCTTATTTCCAGTTGGATTAGTGCTTATTCCAGTAAAGTTTTGATCTACAGTGGCATTAAATCCACTTGTAGGTGCAATTACACTCTCTGCTGATGATTCAAACTGTAAAACTTTAGATCCAGTTGTAATTCCAACATAGTCTGTTTGATCAGAACTAGTCTGATTAAAGAATAATGATCTGTCTTGATAATACTTAATTACGTTAGTATCAGTATCATAAGAGACAATATATCCTTCAGCTGTTCCACCAGTAACAGTTTGTTTAATTTTTTCTCCAATAGTAGGAGTTCCAGTTGGTGAAACAATCTTTATAGCATTAACTGATGAAAAGTCATTAGCAGTAAAGACAGATGTAGATCCAATAGATGTTGGATTCTTAATTATACTAATTTGTGCAAATTTAGTATCTGTTGGAAAATCTTTTGTTGAATCGTCAAATCTTGCATAAACTAAAATTTTATCAGTTCCCAACTCTTTATATAAATCAAAACCATGTCCATTAGATGGTGGAATAATTGGTATTAATTTAGCAAAATTACCAACTGAAACACCACTATTTCCAAGTGGTCCTAAATCAACCATACCATAAGTGTAACCTTGACCACCCGAAGAAACAACTGTTTTTATTATTTTGCCATTACTATCAGTGTCAATAATAACCTTTCCACCTGTACCATCTCCGACAATATCGACTTCTCTACCAACAATATTTTGAGAATATCCAAAACCTTGTTTGTCAACATAAACTTTTTTAATTTGATTATTGTTTATGGTTGAATCTCCATTCTCTCTTACTGATTGTATTTGAGTTTCTGAAGATGTTGGCCAACCACTTGGGACTGAAATATATTCTGTTGAATCAAATTTTATAATATCACTTGGAGGAACAGTAAATAGATACTTCCAAATATATCCATCACCACTCTCACCTGCTCTTGATGGTTCTAAATCAGTAAATAGAGGTTCATCTTGTGATGCATTTCCAGTTGAACTGATGCCTGAAGAACCATTATCGATACAAACATAAACATCAAAGTTTTTATTAATTACATAATAACTTGAATCATACAATCTTGTTGAATTTGTAACGGGTGAAGGATTCGTAACACTGTAATCATGACGATACATTTCATATCTTGTTCCCTGAGTCCAGTTTCTTCTTGTTATTAATCTTCTTATATTTGCACTAGTAACCTTCTTACCAAATATTGTTGTATCTCCAGAATGGTCTATGTAATTAAAATTATCTGTTGGGTTAGGTGTATCAGTATTCCAAGTAGTGGTTCTACCAAAACCAACTGCAAGTGCTGGATTAGCCAAACCTAATGTGACATAATAAGAATTTGCAGAGTCATCCACTGTCTCTACAAAGTTATTTGCATTTAGAATTCTAAATTGATCTGTTACAATTGCAGCCATATCATTAGCTTTTTTCTATATTTATACTACCCAAGATCCTTTCTTAAAGAACCATTGTCTCTAAGACCGAAATCCCTTCTCTGGATAGATGGGTAAGTTGTTAATCCAGAGTCTATTGTTAACCCAGTAACACCTATTGATACAGGATTTGAACCTCTGGTAAATCCAGAGAATCTTCCCCAAGAGAAACCACCGATTGTTGAACCAGAAGTATCTATACCAGTAGTATTAACACCAGTCATTATATTACATGTAATAATACCAACACCTGAATTAAAGGCATTTACAAAGTAGATATTATCAACACATGTGGTTCCAGTTGCAACAACAGTGGAATTATCACTCACAACTGAGGTAACACCATGTCCAACTTGTGTTCCAAATATGTATATTGGATAACCAACTTTTAAATCTGTAATAACTGAATTTGGATTATTTGTTAAATCCGCACTTATTGTAAATTTAAGAGCAGTTGGATGTCCTATTCCACCAGTTACACCTATACCTGTGATTGCACCATCAAATCCTTGAACGGTTGTGATTGTATCAATATCTTCTTTTACTGCATTTGGAAGTGGTGCTAAGACTTGGGGAACTGCAATATATGTATATCCAAAACCAGGATTTGTTATTGTTGTTCCTGTTACTACACCATTAGTGATTGATGCAGTTGCAACCGCAGTTGTTCCGACACCCACTCCTATAGCATGAGGAGCAGAAATTGAAATTGAAGTTGTAGATCCTACATAACCACTACCACCACTTGTAATAGAAAGTGATGATATTGTACCAGCAGCTGAGACAACTGCAGTGAATCCAGCAGCAACAGGATTAGTTGAACCGACTATTAATCCCCCAACACTACCAATTACTAAACTTGAGAAATCTTCTTCATAATTAAAGAATTTTGCATTATCAACAAATAGTTGGTTATCAGTAGTTGTTATGTCATCAATAATTCTAGCAGTTGGATATACTTGAGATTCAATAGAGTCTCTAGATTTAGATATTATTTCACCATTTACTTTTTTATCTATCTTTTGTTTTATCCAACTAAATGGTTTATATGTTGTCTCATTAACACCTAGTCCAGTATAAAGATTAGTTTCAACTTCATCAGATGCTAAGATTGAGAATATTGTTCTTGGATCTTGAGTTGTTGTTACCCCAATTTTATTTAATTGAACAACATCACCAGTTTTTATAGTAGGTGCTATTGATGCTCCTGCAGAAACTTGGACTGAATCAACACCAGTTGTGCCTTTATAGAAGAATATATCAATCACATCATTGGCATCAGGTGCTTGTACAAACTCGAATGATGAACCACCATCAAATGTGTAAGACTTATTTGGCTCTTGAATTACTCCATTAACAAATATGAGCAATAAAGCATCAAGATCAATAAGTGATGAATCTGGATTGTCTGGATCTACTTCAAAACTTAACAAACTTGCATTATAGAATATTGGAAATCTAACTCTTTGACCATCTTGCAGATCTTTTATTGAATCAATGAAGTCAAATTGACCAAAATTCCAAGATGAATATTGATCTCTGAATACCTCAGTAACTGTTAATTCAAAGTCGTTTATTAGTGATGGTAGAGACTTATCAGTAACTAATCCAACAGGTTTGAATACATCACCCAATTTAAAGTTATATCCATTGTTATTCAATTTAAAGTTAACAACTTCAAAGGAAGTAGATCCTATACCAACTGTGGTATTAGCAGCTCCTACCATAATATCTACTGTAACACCTGTTCCAGTATCAGTGGTAGATCCAATACCTCTTCTAGAAACTCCAACAATTGGTAGATTTTCATATGATGGATCAGGTATAACTATAACAGGTTTAGTGTATCCAGAACCACTACTATCAACTGTGAATGATAATGAACCACCAGCACCTACTATAACAGAAACTGCTGCACCAGAACCTGATCCAGTTCTGTCTGTAACTGCAACAGATACTGGATGACGATAACCAGAACCAAGTGACAAATCAGCAAGATATTCAGTGACAGTTCCTAATCCAACATATGCATGTGCTTGTGCATCTACTCCAATATCAGTTGTAAATGTAGTTGATGATAATATACCAGTTATACTAAATTCTCTGTTACTTGGAATACTTAATGATGGATTAAACACCATTCCATCTAATCTAATAAATTCATTAATTTTTCTAAATCCATGATTACTTGAAGTAGTAACTTGAAGTTGACCTGTTAAATGATTATAACTTGCTGTGCTTATTCCAAATGCACCACCAGTAGTTGCGATACCAACGATACCAACTATTGATCCACTTCCATCTATATTTGCTTTAACTTTTGCACCTGCAAGGGGAGCAACACCTAATCCACCAGTTGATCCAACTGAAACAATGATACCACCTCTTGGAAGTTGGTTTTGATTTACATCTATATCACTGACAATTTTCTGTCCGTTGGATGATGTTATTCCAGTAAATATTACATTGCTTTCACCACCAACTTCATTAAACTCATAATTATTACCTAAATTAT